CGGCCTATCGCTGATTGCGGCGTACCAGATATTGATTTACTTCCAGACTTGGAACCCCGCTTTTAGTTTTGAATCGGAGCTACCCGATTTAGTTCTTTGTCTTTGGATAAATCAACATTGGCGGCAATCGTGCCGTTATGTCAAAACGACATTTACTGAAAAAGTCAAAAGGTGTCAACAGAATTTTTAAGATAATTTGCGGCGTTCATGCAAATTTCTGGAGAATCCATTAATTTACCTATAGCTGTGTTACAATATTGACAAAGCAAGCCACGAATTTTCTTTGTTTTGTGGCAATGATCTACACAAAGATTTCTTCCCGTTTTGCATTGAGATAAACAAATTGCACATTTCCCATTTTGATCAGCAAACATTTTATTGTATTCATTTAGATCTATTCCAAATAAATATTTGTACTGCTTGTTTCTAATTGCATCTCTATTTAAATCCCTATATTTTTGCGCTCTTTTTAAAATATTGATTCTATTTTTCTTATAGTATGAAACATAGGATTCATGTTTTTTGTCTTTGTTTTCTTGAGACCATTTTTTGGTTCTCTGCCGCATGGATTCTGCTTTTTGTTTTGTAACCCAATATTCAGATCCATTTCCAGAATAGCACCAAAAGATTCTTCCATCTTCTCTGATGGTTCCTCTTTTTAATTTATTAGCATTTTTGTCCATAGACAAAAATACTAGCTATTCTTTTGTAAATGTAAACTACCGATTTTGAAACTTCCGAAACAAATCCGCAGGAGTCCTTTCCTCTGCTTCATTGGCTTTGCCAGCAGAAGAAGATCCAATGTTTCCATCAGACGTTCCAGAACCACGCATTTTCTTAATTGTTTCCTTCAATTCTGCATTCTCTTTTTCAAGAGCAAAGCTATAAGCCCTAGCTTTTTTAAACTTGGCTCCCTGTTGGAGAACGCGAGTAATTTGTTCAGGAGCGTAGTTGCTGTTCTCGCGCAATGCGGCTTCAGCAATCATCTCATCTTCAGATGTATCATCATCAATTTGATTTGATGAGATAATCTTAGCAATATCTTCTGAATACCTTACGGCATCATCAAGCTGTTGCTTTGCGGAGCTATAAGCATCCTGCCAACGCTTTCCAATTTGCGCTTTGGTGATTGATGCCCTGCGAGCATTTTCCTCATCTGCTTGAGCTTTAGTAACCTCCCAATTTGCAATTGCTTGGCTACGAGCCTCAATTTTATTAAGAACTTCATAGGCAGTAGAATTAAACTTTGCCTGTTCCATTGGCGAAAGATTCTCATAAATATAATTGAGAGTCTGCTTGGAAATCTCGCGTTGTTTTGCCCTCTCAGAAGGATCTTGTGTTGAAAGAGATGCTTCATATGCCTGAACTGCTTTAGAAAACTCCGTAAGACTTCCTTGGTCTTCTCCTAGAATTGTCTTAACCTGATTATATCCGTTAAGAATTGGCGCATCGTAGTTTTCTTTAAAGATGGGATCGGCAGGAAGATTCAAGAAAGCATTGGTTTTGCGAAGATTTTCTAAATCATTTGCAAGTGCCTCTTCACGCTCCTGTTTTTCTTTAAGCGTTTGCTCAAGCTGTTTGCGAACTTCTTCAATTTCCTTCTTAGTTCCACCATCATCCAGTTTGGAACGAAGGTCTTGTATTTCCTTCTCGTACTCTGGAACCTTTTCCAAACGAGCCTTTAGTTCAGCAGTTTCCTTGGCAAGTTGCTCATTGGTTTGCTTCAGGGATTTGATATAGCCACCCTTTTTCTCATCATCAACAGAAGATGCTTTGATTTCTGGTTCTGGCCTATTCTCTTCAGCATCACGCTTGGCTTGCTTTTCCTCATCAATCTTATCTTGGTATTGAGAAGAATCTTGATTTAGCTTTTCAGCCATTTTTTTAAACAAATCATTTGGATTTCCCTTGGGGGCTTCCTTAATTTCGGACTTGAAAAAGACATCCGCTTGTTTAACGGCGGCATCCCTTGCGGCTTTATCAGCAACAGATGCGGCGGTTAGGTTTGGGTTTTGTGTGTGGTCTGCTACGGCTGTTTCGGACATATGGTTTGTGGTTGTATGTGGTTACTTTCGCAAATTCAATTCTTCTTCAGTCAATGAAATATCAAGGTCTGGATCTAAATCCAAATCGTGCGTTGCAACTTTTATAGACGTTGTTTGCTGTCTTTCAACCTCATTAAATGAATTATCTTTCGCTTCTACGGCATAATCTTGCAATGCGCGGAATACTGCTACAACAGTAGCGTGATCATATTTTACCAAATCCTCATAAACAGCGGTTTTTAGTTCGCTGTATCTTTTATCATTAATAATTGCGGCGGCTAGGTTTACGGTGTTTTGATCAGCCATTTTATAGTTCCATTTGCGGGTTGCTTTGTGTTGGTTGCTCAAAAGACGGCTCTGGCATCATCTCTTGAACGTTCATTTGCATTTCCTGTTCATTTTTCTTCTGCAAAATTGTTGCATCATTTGCGGCTTTTGCTCGACGAATCTGGATTTCGTTAGCGGCTTTTGCCCTCTTGGTTGCAAGGTCAGTTGCTGTTTTCTCAATTTGGGTTGCCTCACGAAGTTGAGCCTTTGTTGCCAAAGCCGCAAGTTTAATGTCTTCCTTCTTCTGGAGGGCATCTGCCTGAATTGCTTCTTTAGCAACCATTGCTTGCAGTTTGATAGTCTCAGGATCTTGCTGTCCTTGGTTGCTTTGCTGTTGCTTGGCTTGTGCCATTTGAGCAACTTGGCTTCCAAGTTCATCAACTCCACGCTGGAGCATCTGCATTTGCTGACCAAATTCCTTTGCCATTGCCTTCTTGGAGGGATCGTTCTGGATAAATCCAAGGTGAGCAACAAGGTGTGGCCCTTTGAATCGCATGAGGCAAGCGTATAGATCACGGAGAAGTTCAAATGCTTCATCATCAATAGCACCCTGTGCTTGATTGGCATTTGGATTAACTCCCATTGATTGCATAACTTGCTGTGCCTCCTGCAAGGAAACCATTGAGTCTTGCATATGACCCTTAAAGTGTTCGATGTGATTCTGATCGGGATACACACGGAAGTTTGCAGGATTTCCTTTAGGATCAGTCATTCCAATGTTTTCCATTGAGATGATTCCCTGTTCATCTGGAATATCGACCTTTGTTTGCTGGAAGTAACGACCAACATTTTGCCTTCCGTTAAGTGCGGCAATCGCATCAGTAATGGCATTGGCCTGACCTTCATTCATTGGAGTCATTCCAGTAAGGGCAACGGTTTGCTGTGCCGCCATCAGCTTGTATGAAGGGCTTCCAGAACCAGCAAGCATATTGCTTTCAAGGGTTTCAATGTTCTCCCACTTCCATGCTTCCTTTGGAACTCCATTCTGTTCCATAAACTCAACAAACTGCTCTTTGAGCTTGTATCCGTTTCCACCTTTAGTGGTATTGCTCATCCTCTTATACAGAAGACGCAACCAGCGGGTTTGGTTGTCATTAAACCTACGAATCTGTGTACCTTGGAGCTTTGCAGATTCAGCCGCATCAAGTTCAGCCTCTCCCTTGGTGCGTTGCTTGCCGCCCTTTGTGGTCATTCCAATATTATATGCACCGATTCCACGATACATATCGGCTTGGTAATATTGCATTCCTGCAAATAATTCATTAAGCGGAACGCTAAGACTTACTTGGGCTGGCTCAACATCTTGTGGCAGAATCATCCAAGGTTGCCATTCCATTTGCTTTAGCTTCTTTGTTGCTTCAGCAGTACCACCTTTAAGCATTAGTCGGGTACTCCAATCCATTGCATCAAATGCACGATTCATATGGATGTCGTAGGCTCGGCATTGAATAAAGACAGATTCAGCCAATCCTTGGATTTCATGCCAGATTCCACTTCCTGTAGAATCACACATGGGGGCAATAATATCAGCCCAACCATCACCATCTTTTTCTACCCAATCTTTGCGGTAATACAGGAACCCTGTTTGGTCACGATATTCTTCTTCTGTAAGGTCTTTACGTCCGTTTTCTTTGTAGCCAAGAACAAGTCCTCCGTAGTTCTGGAGCAAGAGCATTTTTGAAATGCTTCCGTTAAACTCCATGATGTACAACTCATAAAGCTCAATACGAAGAGTATAAAGACGGGAGAGATTTAGGTTTCCGCTGGCAACATCGCGCAACCATTCTGTGTTGGTATATGTATTGCGATAATTGGTCGTGAACATTCGTAGGGCATCAACACAAGCCCAAAAGTTCCAACCCATCTCTGTAGCATATGCCCTAGCTTTTTCTGGATCTTCCTCCCCGCCAGTAATCTTGAGCCAGAACTCAAGGGGGGTATAGGAACGTTTAATACAAATCTCACCCAAGTTCGTGAGGTCTGCATACGTTTTATCTGGAATTAGTACATTGCTATTGTGAAAACTTTTAGTGGGCCACCCATCACGATCTTCTGCAATCTCAAAACCCTTTCCGTACAGGGTCATCTCCTCAACGTCTAATTCTACGTTGTAGTTGTAGCTATTCCAAGAACGGAGCATCCGATCAAATCCAATACTAATCAAGTCGCTCCATTGTTTCTTTTCTGTAGGATTGCCAATCTTGGTAGTAATGTTTGCGGCGGTATTACGCTCCATAACCATGTCCACAAAAGAAGACTTCTGGTTATCAACAATAAACTTCATTTGACGGAATGGCACATTGCTCATTCCAGAAAGCTGACGAGAGGCTACTTGGCTATAATCAGTAGGGGGAAAACCCTTGTAGCATTTGTAGATGCGTCCCCACTTGCGTTCACGACCAGCATTATCCAAGCGAAGATTCCAACAAATAGTAAAAGCTGAATTGGCATCACGAACCCTGCTTGAAGGAGCAACACCATTGGAATTTACATTGTTGAATCCCCATGTGGAAACTCCTTCTGCTTGAACTGGTCGTTTAGATTTTGCCATTTTAGCCTATTGCTTGATTAAGTGCTTGTCTGCGCTTTTGGCAAGCGGTGCAACCTTTTGCAGTTTGCTCAAGGTTTGTCTTAACCCCGATGCTTGCCGCAACACGATCACCAAGATTAGCAAACGAATGAATTACGCTTGCCACCTTGTCTCCTGCTTCTTGCCAACAGTATTGGCTTGGCATCCTACCGCAAAGTTGTTGTTCGATCAAGTAAAGTAAATTTTCTGGCACAGAAACATTATTTACTTTCATGTCACTTTCTACGCGATTTGCGAATTGATTACCAAAAGGTATATCCATTCCGTTCACACGATAGGAATTGCCCTTATCGTCGCTATATTCATACCAGAGTCCACCGGGGATTGGGCCGTTTCGGTCTTTAAGTCTCATAGGTTGCTTGTCTTTCTTGCCTTCTTGTAGAAATTTTGTCAATCTTTTTACTCATGAATTACAAGGGATTGAGTTTAGAGCATCCGCAGGACACAACATATGGACTTCAGTTTCTAGAAAGTTCCCCACAATTTGTTCGTGAGCTTGTTGCATATCGTCTTACTCGTGGAGAGTTTGGTCGGCGTGAACGTATTAAGATGGGCATCAAGATGGATCAATGCGGATTGCTTTCTCCTGCACAGCACATGGTCAATGCTTTCCAATTGATTTATGGCAACGATGTCTTACTTCATTCTCAAGGAATACCAAACAATTATGCGCTAGACATCATTGATTTGTTTTGCAATGAGAACGATTGGGGTATTGCAGGGTGTGCATCTAGTGGAAAAACTTTTTCCGTTGCGGCTTGTATCGTTGTTGATTGGCTTTGCGCTCCAGATTACACCAGCACATACGTTGCTTCTACATCTCTAGATGCTTCAGAGGATCGTTTGTGGGGCAAAGTATGTACATTGTATCGCATTGCCATGAGGAATATACAGGCGCAATACGGAAAGGATGCTTCTATCGGCAATCTGGTAGAGTATCGAAGGATGATTGTTTTTGAGTCCATTGATACTCGTGACAGCGAAAGAGACTACACAAATGCCATAAAAGCCTTGGCTTTCCCTCGCGGAGGAGAGGGCAAGCGGTCTGTTGAGAATACAAGAGGTCGTAAGAATGCTAGAATGCGTCTATTTCTTGACGAGTTGGCTGAAATGGATCTCTACGCCCTAGATACTCGCGTGAACCTTGGAGCCAATCCTGACTTCATATTCGGAGGCATGGCAAACCCATCCAATACCGCCAACAACCCCCATACGGAGCTATGCCAGCCAGACGATCCGATGGAATGGGACGCTGTAAACCGCTATACAAAGAAATGGAAGACCCGTACTGGCGTAGCATTGCACCTTTCGGGAGAAGATAGCCCAAACTTCCAAGTTCCAGATGCAGAAATCCCACCTTTTGATCGGTTTTTAACTGTAGAAGGTGAAGCCGCTACCCTTAAAAGGTGTTATGGCAACAAGAATGCCCTAGAATACTGGCGAAATGTGTACGGATGGTGGCCTGATTCATCTGTAGAACTGACAATCTTCTCAAAACAGTTCATCCAAGGATGTGATATTGGGTGGGAGCCAGTATGGAGCAATAGAACAAAGGTTGTTTGCGGATTTGACCCTGCATTTACAGCAGGAGGCGACAGATGCGCCGCTTCTTTTTGCCGATTTGGGCCAAATGATACTGGTAGAAGCCTTGGTTATTACCTCGGGACTAGGGAATATACCAGTTCTGTAGGAGAAGTTTTTGAAGAAAGCATTGCAATGCAGATAGTTAAGGATTGCTTGGAGTATGGAGTCCATCCTAGAGACTTTGGTTTGGATATATCTGGTGATGGAGGCAAAATGATGAGGGCAATCATCATCGAATGGAGCAAGTTCCATCCAGAGGCAATGTTCGTTTTCCCTATTTCCTCTATGGGTATGCCCACCGAAAGGAAAATATCCAATCTTGATCGAAGGACTTGCAAGGAAGCCTATGATCGGTTGGTTACAGAGTATTGGTTTGCCGTCCATACTGCCATGTCCACTCGATCCCTTGTAGGTATTGACTTGGAACGCCATTCCCAAGTGGTCAATGAACTATGCTCTAGGTTGTACCAGCACAAAGGCAGGAAGGTTTCGGTTGAGAAGAAGACTGAAATGAAGCAACGCATCAAGAAGTCTCCCGATTTGGCTGACTCTTTGACCTATGCCGTAGAAATGCTCCGAAGGGCGGGGCTAGAATTTACTTTTGAAGAGGAAGCAGAATCTTTGGACATCCTAGAGATTCGTGACTTTGAGAATAGGCTGATCAAGAACAGGCGGGATGAAGAAGATCCTACAAGCGAAGACGACATGAGCTATGCAGGGATAACTCCAGATGAAGATGGATTTGGTATTTGACACATTTTGAGAATTTGATATTGTTCTGGAAATCTGAATGGTGACGCATTCAAGTAAAAGACTTTCCTCAAACAACGAAAGCCCCGCTGTAGTGCGTCACCACTCGGCGGGGCTTGTCCGTTATAGCAAGTGAGGATGGGCGTGAACTCGTACCACGATGATCCAACAAAAACGGCTTTGGAGAACCAAAACTCCTTACCCGTTTGAGAAGAGGAGAAACATCCTGCATCCAGTTTACGGGGTGCAGTAGTTTCTTTTCCTTTCTGACAGGCTTTCCCATATAGCTATGGGGGGATCAGGGGGGAGTTTGCTTTACTCTTTGCTTTTCTTTAGCCTTTGGATATGTAGTTTGATCCAGATGAAATCCCTTCTAAAGCAATTCATAGGCATTATAGCCTATATCAATGGATATTGCCCTTCTTGCTGGAGAGAATTAAACACTTGCGCTGGTTCAGCTTGCCATGTATGCAAGGTCGCAGGATACATCAAACCACAAAAGATTTGGCAAAGGTTTACATCATCAATCTAATCTAAAATCTATGACTCCAGAAACAGATGCCGCTAAAATTTGGAGTGATGCCTACCACTATGGTGTAAATAAATACATCTCTGGAAGCAAAGAACACAAATCACAGTTTTGGACTGCTGGGGCTGGATGGTATGCAAAGAACCTGAGAGACGAGCAACTGGATCTCATCAGCTATCTCCATCACCTTTCTGATCGAATCAAGCTGATTGAGCTATTGGCAAAAATGATGGAAGAGGAAGAAATTTCCTTGCGTGATGCCAGCCGCCTGTTAAAGAACCTTGTAGCAGACAGGCCACCGCAATCTTTGCCACACCAATCAAATGACTAAAAATCCTGTCGGGGCAGTTGTTGTCTCCGACCTCCATTGTGGATCTACTGTTGGTTTGTGGCCTGAAGACCACATTACCAGCACAGGAAACAAAATCAGCCTTGGCAACAATCTCCACCAGCAATGGCTTTGGCAATGCTGGCAGGATAAAGACAAGAAGATTAAAGATCACTTCAAGAAAGATCCTTTTATTCTTATTATCAATGGTGACTGCATTGAGGGTCGCCATCATGGTACTAGCGAAATTGTTGCGGCTCTAAATTATGATCACACGCTTGCGGCTATAGAATGCCTCAAGCCCTTGGCTAAAATGGCATCTGCAATCTACATGACTGCTGGAACCGAGTGTCACGTTGGTGATTGGGAAAAGATGATTGCCAAGGAAATCCATGCTGAATGGATGGGTGACAAAGGACTTTTAGAAATGAATGGTACGCTCATTGATATAGCCCACCATATGCCAACTAGTGGAAGGGCATACCTTGAAGCGGGTGCTATGAGCATTACTATGGGCAATGCCCGTCAAAATTACTCCCGTGTCGGGCATAGGGTTCCCAAGGTATATCTACGAGGCCATCGCCACACGGGAGGAATCTTTAATGATGGAAATGGCGTTTTTATGGTAACTCCTGCATGGCAGTTGCTTACAAGATACGGTCATAAAGTAGTTGGTGACGCAATATGTCGCCCCGGAATTGGCATCCTTGATTGGCGTGGATGCGGCAAAGATGAACTTCCAGCAACCAAACTAATCCAATATGAGCCGAAAGAAAATAGACCCTACCGAAGCTGAACTACGAAACTCTGCCCATGCTTGGCTTCACAAAATGGCAGATGAGTTCGGGATAGGATCAGACGAAGTTCCTGAAGGATGGCTCACCCTACAAGATATTTGCAGAATTAAAGATATTACTACAGGAGAAGCGCAAGGTTTTGTTCGCAGGGCTATAGAAGCTGGAAAAATGGAGAAGAAACAATTCCGTGTTAAAACAGGCGGTGCTGGTTTAAAAAAGGTTTTCCACTATAAAGGAAAATGAAGACCTTCAAACTTGATGTTGATCTTTGGAAGGACTCTTGTTGGATTGTCTGGCCTGTAGATAGGAAACAGGCAGAAGAATGGTATTTTAAAACATTTGAGAAACCAGAGGTTGAGGATCTTGAGGCACTAGATACTCGTGGGGCATTGTCGGTCATGGGAACAGATCACATTATTTTTCTTACAGATTGGAACAATGATGCAGAATGGTTTGGGATGCTTGCCCATGAATGCACCCATATTGCTTGTTCTCTACTGAGGAGTTGCGAGGTAGAGGAGTCGCAAGGCACAGAGGAAGCTCTGGCCTATACGATAGACTACCTGATGCGCCACTTCACAGCGGCACTAACAGATACTCAGATTAAGCAAACTGGAGAAGATCGTTCTGATGATGCGCGATAAGTTGAAGGATAGCCTTCCCCTCATTGGTAGCAACTTGGCCCGTTCCTTGGCACTTCCAGCATGGTTCCCCAATGCCTTCATCGTACCAATCACGACCAGTTCCACCGCATTCATCACAGGTCTTCTCTAGTTTTGTAGTGAATGGAATATTCATACAATCTTCCATCTATGGAAATTTTTTATTCCTGTCAACCACTTTTTTAGAAAATAAATGAATACACAAAAAGAACTCTTGGATTCAGCAATAAAACTAGCGAATCTTGGAGAGGATTACGGAATTATCGTTGGGGATCTAGGGCCAGAGGAAAAGCTCTGGTTAAAGAACTACGTTTTGAACTTGCCTGAAGATTTGGCAAGGAAGACAATTTATGGTCGCAATGTCTGGAACAATAGGGTTGATGTCCCTAGAGGGAGAGGCAGACCACGCAAATAATACCCTGTAGTGTAACGGTAACACTTCAGTTTTTGGCACTGACATTCATGGTTCAAATCCATGCGGGGTAGCCAATCCAGCATAGCTCAATGGTAGAGCATTCGACTGTTAATCGAATGGTTGTAGGTTCAAATCCTACTGCTGGAGCCATCTTTATCTTGTCATCCTATGCATATGATTTATCCTTACTCTGCCAGTAACAACCAACCACAACCCACTATGTCCAACAAAGAAATCCAAGAAGAAAACGATGAACTTAAGGAAATCATCCTCAATATCCATCAGTCACTCTCAGAAGTCCTTAACTACATCAATGACAATGTAGAAATCGTTGATGAAGATGAGGAAGACGAAGAATAATTTCTAGCACAAGCTAGTTAGAAAGCCCCCTTTTGGTCACAACTTGATGGGTTGTGGGGAAAGCCAAGAGGGGGTTTTTTATGCAATCATCCGATGAGGGAATCGAACGCCTCGTCTCCCGCTAAACAGCAGGATCTTTCCATTAGACGAATCGGTGATTGAACAGACTCTCTACACGGAGCATGAAGCCCACTTTGGTAGGTGAGAGATACAAATCCTATTCATACCTATCCCCCTTTTCAATACCAAAAGTAGCGTTCTGCCACATCCTGAGCTGAGAGGTATTAAAATGCTTTATAGACCCATCCTTGCTCAAACAAACAGTCCATACGTCATTCTCAAACATCCCACTACTCTCCACATAGATCGCATACCCATCGCCCATAGGCGTTACCACAGGCATTGGATGCCTAAACTCGTGGATCACTTTAAGAACGTCAGCTTGTAAATAGTCGAATCAATCAATGCCGCAATCTCATCCACCATATTCTGAATCTCACTCTCATCTCCAAGCAAGTACCTTCCCTCCTCCAGAACAAGATTCAGATACACCAGATACTCCAAGGCATCCCTATGCTCTGATACCTCAACAACCTGATCAGGATAATCAATCAAAGCACCATGCTTGCCCTGCCATGCCTCAATCACCCCATCAACCAAGTCAGGCATCCCCTGATAAAACCCCTGCAATGCTTTATGCTCTGCATAACTCAGGCTCCTCAAATGCAACACATGGGCAATCGTAGCTGAGTTCAGTAAGGTAATAAGCAGTTCGCCTTCAGTCATAGTCCCGCAACGCTAAATGCCATTATCGCGTCTGTAAAGCCTTTTATAATAAATTAGCCCATAGCCTAATCATAACCCCATCACATTAGACTATACCATAACTGCAAGGATCTTTCAATAGAGGAAACTCCCCAATAGGGATTTTTTTCGTTGGCTCCTTACGCATATACGTCCCAAAAATTTTAGGGGTGAGGGGAGGGGCACCACCCGAAGAGATCCCTTGTGATGGGAGAGCCTAGGGCAAAGGATCGTTGGCGATGTTGTCGCTGATTATCTCCGCCTCGATGACTGGCGAAGGCTCGCGCAATGTTTGAGGATGAGAGACTGATTGATTCTCGCCAAGCAGAGAAGCAGAAGGGGCGGACTTACCAAGTGACACGATCATCAGGAACGGGTTAGAAGCTTGAGGAGTGCGGTCTGCATAGTCTCCTGCGAGTTTGCTGTCCAACTCAATCGCTCGGAGCTTGTCTACTGCTTTGACCTTACGTGACGTTCCCTCTTTGCTCTCGGTTATCGTGACTTCCTGCGCTAGGTCACTTCCCTCATGCAACTCACCGACCGGAGTGCGTAAGGCCTTGGCTAACCATGCGCGTTTTTCCGCATAGGTCAACGCCTGCTTTGTGAATTGAACCTCTTTAAGCTTTGCAAGGTAGCTCGACACTCTTTCGGTTTTCATCAATCTGATTGCGTTAGATCCTGCTTGTTGAATAGTGTTAGCTTTGAAGCCCGCTTTCAGATATGCACGGGCTTGTGACTCACCTTCGGAAAGATAGTGGCAAAAGAGTTGTTGGCGCTTGTTTAGGGTATTTCTTTTCTGCATGGCTTGAGGGTCTTTTTACATACCACTTCCATTGTTGTCAACCTAGCCCCTTTTGATGCCCCTTCGCTTTGCTTCGGGGTGACTCGGCTTCGCCTCGCCCCTTCGGGGTTGGCTTCGCCAATCGGACGGGGTTTTGGGTAATTGGATAGGGAGAGATGCTTGGAAAGCAAAGGAGCTAAGAGAGGAGCTTTCAGCCTTGAGCTATGAACTGAGGATTATACTTCGATTGTACCAACCTCAGAGAAATCATGTCAAGACTTTTCCGCTTGTCCTTTTATGTCCTACAAATGTCTTACTATTGTCTTGCAGTGTAAAATATCTTACAAGGTGCAACTGCTAGGGGCTGATAAATACAGGGCCAAAATAAATGAAAATATCTTTTGACATTCTTGCAGTATTGGCGCATGATGTTTCCCGTGATGAAGATCACAAACAACTAACCCACAACACCAAAGGAGAAACACCATGAAAAACACACGATGGACAAAGAAGATGAGGAAAGACCGATTCTTTGAAATCCTTGCAAGTTTCGGATTCTCACACGATGAAACAACCCAACTCTTGAGGGTAGAAAAAGGCCTCTCCCGCTGGCATGAATTAGAGTGTGGAACAGGAAACGACAAGCGATCCGAAAGCGTAGAGCGCGATGAGGTGACAGGGAAACCTTTTCGACGCATCCAATGGAGAGATCACAACGGGAATTGGAGAGAGAACAAGTACCCAACACCAGACAGGGAAAAGGGATTGCATAAGCAACTTGCGGCCCTGTTTGAAGGAAAAGCCGTTCGACCATATATCCAAGGAGATTGCCGAGGATGCGCCGTTTATATCATCCGCCCTAATGACATCCCAGAAGGGGAAAGCGTACATGCTTTTTATTCACGAGGGATTCCCGTTTGCTTCTAATCTTAACCAACTCCCGACCATGTATACATACACAAGCCAAGGACACGTTAGAGACGCTTTCTGGGATGCTTTCCCGCACCACTGGGAAAACGAAAAGAAGCGAAAAAGCATCACCAAGGGGCACAACGCCAAGACCGCAGAATGCCGTCAGGACTTTGTCGACTTCATAGACCAACTAGAAAGAAACGGAGAAATCTCCGAAGCACTCGCCCAGCGTGTCACCCTCTAATCTTTACCCTATGAACTACCAGAAAAGCCCCGCCCTTGTAGCCTACCAGCGACAGAAGCAGATCAGAAACCTTGTGACGCTTTGCGCCGTGTTCCTTGCCATCCTTGCGGCCCTTGTCGCCCGTCTCGCCTACCTTGCCAACAACTAACACAAGCCATGGAAACAACATACCCACCAAAGACCGAAACCCTGAAAGGCTACTGGATGACAGACCCCTCCCACGCTTGGTTTGTCACCGATGCCGAGAACATCCGAACACTTGAGATTGCCGACCAGATTAGCTCCTTTTCCTATCTTGGGACAGGGAAGGTTTATCTTGAGGAGGATTGCGACGCGACACGATTCTTCCACGCCGCAAACCTTTCAGGCTTTGAAATAGTCCAAGAAGATGAGAAACGCTACCAAGCCGACGCACCTTGTCGCCGTCTTGGACGTTTTAAGGAATATGCACAGAACTACCATCCAACCCAGCTATTTTAACCCGTAACCAACCCACAACACCAAAGGAGAAAACCAATGAAAAAAGAATACGCAATACAGAACAAAGAAGGCCTTTATTATCGAGGCTCATGCTATGGCGATGAAAGAGACTGGACGAATTGCCCCATGCAGGTTTTCGCATATACAAAAGAAGGCGCAGAATATCGTTGCGACTGCTTTCCTCAAATGTTCTTTGAATGCGAAATCGTAAAACCTCAATTTTAAGGAACAACCCATGAAAAAGGTTACACTACGCGAACCTGTCACGTTCTGGCCCGATTGCCTCGCGCCCTACAAGTTGACATTTAAGGAAGGGGAACAAGTTTTCTTGATGCTGGACGAAGGGGAAAAGGTTCTTTTGACCATAAAAGAAAACCCCACGTCAGGGGAAACCCGATGGATCAGCCGTGAACTTGTCGCCATATGAAAGCTAAACCCGCCGACCAGTTCCAACTTATACCCGAAGCAGACTTGCCCTTCAACCTAGCAGGAGAAACCCTACCACCAGAACAACCGCAGGAAACCACCAACACAGAAACCCAACCCGACTTGATACAATGAAAACCCAAACGCCGTTGACACTTAAAGAAGCAAACGAAATTCACGCCGAATGGATGTCCCTTCCTTGCGACATTGACAGAAGGAAGCTAGACGAATGGACGCGAACAAGGTGGAACCGCTTGCCAGATTCTTACCTTTCAATATGCGGAGATGGAACCGCCGCCGCCATTATTTACAAGGGCCAAGCATTGACTCAGGCATTCCCGATACAGGAGCAAATCATTCACGCCAGAAGCAAAGGCATTCAAACCCGCTTCGCATGGAACGGAGCAGAAGGAAAGTTTGAAGAGATCGCACCATACTAACCGCCGCCGCCATGAACACAGAAACCCTAGCATTCTACGCTTCCAAACGATCCTCCATGACCACGCAAACCACGCCAGAAACCCCCACAAACGCCCTTGCAATCGCGCCACAAGGCGACCAATGGCAAGTGATACCGCCGCCGCGCCCCCTCACCCTAGAGGAACGCTTGCAACGCCTGATCGACCTTTGTGACCGATCAGCCAAACTAGCCGACGAGATCGCCGCATCCCTGAATAAATGAAAACAGGCGACCTTGTAACTATACACCAAGATTGGCAACCCGATGGCATCCCCTACGTCATCACCGAATGGAACGGAGATAGGGGCTTTATTTCCCCAGTCGAATGGGACGCACCAATCAGGCCGACCGAACTTGT